CTAATTTGGCTCTAATTTAAGTTTTTGAAGAGCATCTACTACCTGGCTCTGCTTGTTAGGGTATAGATGCGAATAAGTATTTAGTGTGGTTTCAACTTTTTCATGGCCTAATCGTTCGGCTATGAGTAATGGAGTAAAACCTAATTCAATTAATAAGGAAGCATGAGAATGTCTTAGATCGTGTATCCTTATTTTTTTTATTCCCGTCTTTTGGCATGTTATTTTTATCTCGTATGAAAATGTTTGACGGTTAAATGGGAAGAGTCTATCTGTAGGTTCAGGGGCGTATAGTGTGGCAATATAGTTTTTTATATCTTCACATAGAAAATCTGGTATCAAAACAACTCTATTGCTTTTAGGTGTCTTTGGTGGGGTAATAATATCTTCTGCATTAAGGCGCTGCAGTGTTTTATTGATGTTTATTGTTTTTGCTTCTAAGTCAATATCGTTTAGAGTTAAGGCAAGTAGTTCTCCAATTCTCATGCCTGTATAATATAGGACTTCAAGTCCTGTTTTAGTGTGAATCTTTCCAGATGAGTTTTTAATAAAACATTCAAATTCTTCCTTTGTCCAAAAGTCAATTCTTCCTGATCTATCTTTTCCTATCAACTCTGTTTTACGACAAGGGTTGTCTCTAAAATCATAATATTTACTTGCATAATTAAAAATTGCTACTAGTTGAGCATTCACTGATCTTAAGTATGTGTCAGAGTAATTTTGGCTAATCAACATATTTTGCCACTTTCTAATATCAGTAGCCTTAATGGTATTGATAGGCCTATTTTTAAAGTAAGGTAATATTTTGCCATCGATAATACGTTTTTTATTCTGTACAGTAGATGTGCGAAGCCTGGAACTTAAATCCTCCATATATAATTCTGCCAAGCTTTCTAAGCTCATATCTGGATTAGCTTCTTGTTTATTTAGAAATTCCCTTTCCCACTCGAGAGCTTCTCTTTTTGTAGCAAATCCTCTTTTTTTCTTCTTTTTCTTGTTACCTTGCCAGTCAGTATAATAAAATTGACTTGTCCATGTGTTTCTGTCTAAATCCCTTGTTGCTGACATATTGTATCTTCCTTTCGTTTATGGTGTACTTTATTAAAGCTATGTGATACAATATCTTTGATTATGGTGATATTGCATAGCCTTTTATTGGTTTATGAGTTTCATCTATTGAACCGTTCCTAGTGGTGTAGGGGCGGTTTTTTAATAATTAGTTAACTTTCCATCGTTTACCACAATCTTGACATACCCCATATGTAACTGTTTTGCTTTTCTTTCTTAACATTAATGGAATAACTATAAGTAATCCAAAAATTGTTAGTGCTAATATTAAATAAAGTAATAGTGTAAAGCAACCAGTACCTTTTGATTCAGAAACGGTTTGGAATGATATATTTTCGCCTCCGCATTTAGGACATTTCATGGTTTTATTTCTCCCTTCTCTTTTGTTTATATGATTAATTAAAAGACATAGATTTTACAGCTTTGTAATAATTTGCTGTTACGGAGTTAGCCAGATCATAAGTGACTGTATTTATCTTCCAATTTCCTTTTTCTTTTAACAAACTAATTTTAAAGGTTTTAGTTTTATACTTTTTCTGATAAGCACTCATACTATCTTTGATTGACTTCTTAAAGATGGAATTGAATTTTTTTAATAATGTTTTATCTGAATAATTTTTATCTGCATTTGCAAATGCGAATAGGATAAGATTTGCAAATGCATATTCATACGTAGTTGATGAATCTAAGTATTTACATTTAACAGTAACAGTTGCTTTATTTTTATCTACTTTAATTTTTTGAACAGAGTATTTTAGTGACTTGTTCCTTATTTTTAAATAGCTACGCAACGAAGAATAATCATTTAATTCCGATGGATTATAGTTCTTGGTATCCTTTACGTATTTATTCATCTTTTTTACATCGTACTTCTTTGCAGCTTTAAAATAATTGTTAATAGTTGTTTTGATTTTTGTTTTATCAGATGCCGCATTTACAATAGAGGCGCTATTACAAATTGGACTCATTACTAAAATTAATAATAAAATAACTGATAAACACAACGATATTGCTCTTTTTCTCATACTCTTTATCCCTCTTTCTTAATTCTTTTTTCGTTGCTGTCCCCTAAATTAGGAGGATGGTTTCTTGACATATAGGTTAACCTATGTATATAATATACTTAACAAGACAGCCGGAAGATAGCTCAAACTTATCCGTCTCGGCGAAAAATCAAAGCGTTATAAAAATAGCCGTCCTAACTTTTGCAGAGAACAGGGCGGCTATTTCTTTTTGTCATTTTTAACAAAGGTTAAAATAGCAATTACCATAATTACAAAAGCAAATAGATCACTATATGTAACATACATGAGCACCACCCCCTCGCAAGACTCGAGACGGATGGGCATGCTCGCCCTACCGGCTGCCCGGTTAAATATATTATTGTCAACGTGTCGATGTGACAGGCACGTCCGAAAGGTGTGCGTCTCATGCACACGTTGGTTCAATGTGGTAATTTCGTTACTACGTGTGGGCGAGAGCCACACCTCTTTGTATTCTATCGTTTTGTAGACCTCAACAAAATTGATGGCTGTTAAAAGTTTTACTCACCACAATTTCGTGGGCAGTCTGGAAAAACTCTCACTCACAACCATTTGATTGTCACTTTGAAGAATCAGACTGTGCAATTTTGCTCTTTCCTAAGGGGCCGAATTTTCGGCAGCTCTTCCTGTAGGAAGAATGTAGGGAGTGACATCATGTTAAACCTTATTTCCGTTCTAATATAATTCCCAATTATTTGGGAAAGTAGGTTTCGCATTATTTTGGGGAAAATCGTTTTCGACCACATTTGGGCGAAGTCACTTTGTTTCGCCATTATCTTTATCAGCTGGTAGTTCATTTTTTATAATTGTTGAATTGTCCTTAAGTATCTCTTCGAGCCTGGTTTTGAAATCACTATTATTAATTATATTTTTGATGTTAAGATTTTTACTTAGTTCATTTATAGTTTTTAAGTATTCTCTGTAATTATCATTATCAGTCAAATCATCAATAGTTTTGTTTGCATTTTCAAGAATGGGATTAAGTGTTAAGGTAAGTCCTGCTGTATAACCTGTAATAAGAGAAATATCCATTTTCCAGAATTTGAGTATATTGATAATTATATCTTCGCCAATATTTTTAGAATCGTTTTCAAATAATAGATAATCTTCTAATGATATTTCTAGCTTATTAGCCACATATTTTTCTGTTGCATCATTTTTTATTCTCTCATTTTTACACAAGGTAGATAATATTTGAAGCACGGTTTCCGGAAACTCATCGATAAGTCTTATTAAAGATAAGTCTTCGTTTGAATTTCTTTTGGTTGATTCAATTACTATATTTTGATTACCTATGTAATAAATATAATCAATAGGTTTTTGGTTTAACAAAATGTCTGTGCTTATGTCTAAATATTTTGCAATTTTGTTCAAATTTTCACTGCTAGGAGTAATACTCCTAAGTTTAGAAAGATAACTTCTAGCAAAGCCTAAGTCCTTTTCCATCTTATTAATTGAAATTCCTCTATGCTTTGCAATCTGCTTAATTCGTTCATATAAATCCATCATTTGTCTCCTTGAAATTTAAATAATAGTATTGACATACGCAAAATAATGTGTATAATGAAATATAACAGCGCAATATAATACGTATATTTATTATGTTTTAAAGCTAAATTTTAAATGAATTATACAATATATTGCGTATTAAGTCAACAGGTAAACGCAATTTATTGCGTAATTTGTCGAGAAAGGAGTGATTGTATTGATTTTAGAAAATATTAAAATCCAATGTAAAATAAAAAAAGTATCAATATCTAAGATGGAAAGAGATTTACATTTTACACGAGGATATATACATAAATGGAATAGGATAGTACCAGGTGTAAATAAGGTCAAAATGGTATCAGATTATTTAGGTGTAACAGTAGAAGACTTGATAAAGCAATTTGGTAATATGTCAAGAACATAATTGAATTGTTTTTGATAGAAAAGGGTAACTTGAATAGACCTACGGCTTTTCAAAGAAAAAACGTAAGTTAGACGATTAATATAGATTACCTACTCTTATCCGGAGAGTAGAGTTGGCTTTTGTCCAGCAGGCCAAAAAGCATACGTAAAAATTTACGGGAAGTCAACGCGAGTGCTCTTTTATGTTGATGGTTTCTAGTTTCAACATATTTTTTATTGTAGAAGCTTTTGTATTCAGGGCAGTTTCTTATGACACTGCCAGTAGCTTCGATGATGTAGTAGCGCAGGTAACGGTTGCCAGCCTTACTCATCTTTTTATCTTCTGCTTCAAATTCACCAGACTGGTTATCATTCCAGACGATACCACAGTATTTGGCAAGTGCATCAGAATTCTGAAAAGCTTTAATAGAGCCGAGTTCGGCAAGGATACCGGCAGAGTAGACTTTACCGATTCCAGGAATGGAATTCAGAACGGTATACTCATCAGGGTTTAAACCTTGAACAGTTTGAAGTATGGCTTTATCAATCGCTTTCAGTTCTTTTTCAAAGGAACTGATGCAGTTAAAAGAAGAAGCAATAGATATGGTTAATGGTTCATAAAGACATTTATCTAGCCTATATGAATTACGAGCAGCAGCTTGAAGAAGCTTAGCAGTTTCATCCGGATCAACAATGCGACCGCGACTTTTGGAGTTGACAAAAGCAACTAGTTCTTCGACAGATGAATTTACAAGATCTTCATTGGTTGTAAATTCGGTCAGAATAGCTTTGGCAGTAGCATTATATTTGTTTGAAAAAGGATGCTCGTCTTTATTCAATAAAGCATACTCACTGAATTTCAGAAAGATGTTATTTAACATGTATGTTTTCTCTCTGGCAATACATTCGGTGATATGTAAACGATGTCTTGTAAGACGCTGAAGAGCTAAATACTGGGAACCACGCCAAGGTTTAATGGTAATACGCCCCACACGTGCATAATCAGCAATAACAAAAGAATCAATACCATCATTCTTACCTAAGTCATTAAAAGATTTTTTATAGTTTTTTACTTCCTTTGGATTAAGGCAGTAAACATGTACAGAAAAAGGAGCAAGTTTATCACTGGCAGAAAGATAGTTGGCGATATGAACACCAAAAAAGCCGGTAGACTCCATACTGATAATGACGTACTTGAACTGATGGTTATTAGCTAAAACATCAACAATCATTGTTTCAAGAAGTTCTGCTCCTTCCTGCGAATTAGGAACTGGTTTCATCTTTATGAAATAGTCCTGATGGAAATCAAGGGCAGACACAACATTAAAACGGGATGCAATATCAATCCCAACAAACAGCGTTGATAGGTAATCGATTTTCTTCACGGGAATCACCACCTTTCAAAATAAAATGAAGAATGTAATCATGGATTATCCCAGATCACTACGCCACCCTAAACCTCGCGTTATTAGCATTCTCTGGCAGAAATACCCTGCTGGTGGCTAGATACCAGGATGCAGCATTTGTGTAATAAGTCTTGGCGTAGCATTAGGGCTGCATGCTTTCTAGGCAATAACATGAAGTTTTGCAGGAGGAATAAAGCAGTAACCACAGCTACAGTTCTTATGAACAAAGTATAGCATCTGGGGCCATGATGATAAAGAAACTTATTAACTATGTAGGTATCTAAAATTCAATACCTATATCATAAAAATAAGTTTATAGCCTCCATATGAGGTCTATAAACTTATAATACGAGGAGGATTAACTATGAAAGAGTTGATTGAAATTGGAAATTAAATTTTTCACAAAATTTAAAGCTTGTTTTGTTCCTTCGTAAAAAGCTTGGTTCGTTAAATTCTTATTTAACTAACTAAATTATACAAGGTGGCTAACAAGCAAAGCGAATATTAGCTATTGTATGGGAAGAAAAAAATGAAACTGCAATTAGTTAGATAAAGTCGAGTTTTTTAACTAACTGAAAAACTGCACAATGCCAGTATTTACAAGGGTTTGCGAAAAATAAGACTGCGTGATATAGTTCTGGATAAACAAATTAAAAGGATAACTAAGGAAAGGGATGATTCTATGAACGAGTTAACAATCAACTACGAAACAAATATACCGACAGTTTCAGCAAGAGATTTATATGATTCGGTTTCAGGTGAAGATGGGATATCTGGTACTGAAAGATTCAGTAAGTGGTTTGAAAGATATGCTGGGTACGGATTTGAAGAAGGTAAAGATTTTTCAACCCCATATAAAAAAGTACGGGTTCAATTAGAGGGAACCAGATATGTCTCAAGAGAAGTGGAGGATTATGATCTTTCAGTTGATATGGCAAAACAAATTTGTATGCTGCAGAGAACTGAACATGGTAAAAAAGTGAGGCAGCATTTAATTGAGGTTGAGAATGCTTGGAATTCACCAGAACAATTATGGGCAAGGGCAATAAAGATAGCTGATAAAAAAATTGAAGAACTAAAGAGTAATAACAATCAACTGTTATTGGAGGCAAAGCAAAATGAACCTAAAATTCGATTTGTTGATGCGGTGACAGGTTCTAGAACCTCAATACTGATTGGTGATTTAGCAAAGATATTAAAACAAAACGGTATCGATATAGGTCAAAATAGATTGTTTGATTGGATGTATAAAAATGACTATCTAATTTATGGTGGTTCAAGACATAGAATGCCAACGCAAAGAGCAATGAATATGGGACTTTTCGAAATAAGAGAGGGTTTAAGACCGGATGGTGAGCCGACTAGAACTACGCTTGTCACAGGCAAGGGGCAACAGTATTTCATTAACAAGTTTTTGAAAGATAAAAAATCAGCCTGAATTAAAGCAAGAAAGAGAGTGGATAAATTATGAGTTTTTATACAGTTGAAGATGTAAAGAAGATTTTAGGAATATCGGATAGTAAGGCATATCAAATTATTAGAAAACTTAATAAGGAGCTAAGTAACAAGGGGTATATAACGGTAGCTGGCCGTATCCCAAAGAAGTTTTTTAATGAAAGATATTATTGTGATGAAAGTGAACTTAAGGCTATTGTAGGTAATTGATTCAAAGCAATAAAAAAGCCATTAACTAAGTTCGCACCTTAGTAATGGCAAGTAACTCGTAAACGTCAATTTGTTGGAGTATAGGTTGATAATATCATAAACTTATACTCCATGCAAGAGGAATGGAGGAAATTTATGTATCAAATGATAAATGATAAGTTAAGAATTATGTCCTGCGGTATTGATGATTTATCAGATAAAAGAAAAGAAGTGATTGTAAAAGTATTTAATGGTGATAGTATAGAGGCACTTTCAATGTTTTATGACCAAGAAGACGACATGATTGTTTTGAATTACGATAATAAAAATTATGAATTCATCAAGTCCTTTGCAGAAAATTATTTAGAAATGAATAGGGAGCACAGGGGGGACGTAATACAGCGCATCTCTAATTTAAAAAGCCAAAAGCATATATTGGAAATGGTTAATGTTTTAGATTCGGTATATTGGATTAGAAAATGTAAACAAGAGGAAGAAGAAGCACGAAAATTTCAAAAAATACTTAAAAGGCAAAGTGTTGCCGCCTTTGGAGAAGCAGCCCCAATGCTAGAAGCATTAAGAAGAGTTGATACATGTGAAAGTGAATTTTTCTTTGATTGGAATCCATTCATGTTTGGGTATATTCAAGGTGTCAGATCTGAGCGTGACAGAAGAAAAAAAGCGGCATTGAAGAAAGCAGGTGCCTTAAATGAATGATGTTGTAAAAGCGTTTATTATTGAATCACCAACAGATGATGAAACAGCAATTATCAGCAAAATTATAAAAGCATATTCATCACATGGAATGTTTAGTGTTGCTATAATAGCATTTAATTTTGGTAAGATGCAGGGCAAACGGATAGAACGCATGCGTAGAAAGCAGGTGAATCCAAATGACAAAAACTAACGTGCTTTTTAGTGTTAAAAAATGTCTGTCCTGTGGAACTTATCATAGTTTAGAAAAACATAACTGTAGTTGTGGTGGATATCTGTATTTTTGTGGTGATATCTACCAGCCAAAAGTAAGGAAAAAGCAATATCATTAAACATGTTACTATGTTTTAGTACGTAGTAACTACATAGGAGAGATAGTAAATGTATTGTGTGGTCCAGGAAATAAAATTAAAAAAACCAAATATGTATGGCTATCCAAAGAAGCTAGAAGCCTATTTATTAAAAATGTCACTTAATGGACAGGATTTGAGCCACTATTGCCATAGATTCAGTGAGGAACGCTTTGAAAGACCTATTAAAAAGGCATATAAAATTAGTATACATCAAAGCTATAGAGAAGATGGGAAAGTTAAGAAAAAGCAATATGTATTATGTACTGTAAATTATTATGATTTTGCTACAGGTATGCTTTCACTCTATGAATGTTGTGAAATTGGTATATATAAAGTAGCTAAAAAATTAGGAGTGGATGCTGGCCTTATCTACGATATAGTGGAAGAAAAGCTTAATCCATTAATAGAATCTATAAGAGATGAATTTATGCAAACGGAAGAGTATAAGGTGAACCAGAAACACGAGGATATTACTACTCGATATGCTCTAAATAAAATAGAGTTTGGTAAAAATTATGAATGTGATTCGAGTATTTATGATTCAATCTATGATGTATTTGGCAATCTGATGAATGAAACAAAGCTGGAAGAAGTAAAGGCTAATTTCGAAGCACGAAAAGAGTATGAAGAAAAAAGCCGTAGTTATCAAGAGGATTTTTATAGTAACTACAGTAAGTATTTTACAGGCAGTGGTGAAGGTAGTTACTTTAATAATAATCAGAGTAACCACGGTATGGAAGATAAGGAAATGCTTAAGCAGTTCTATAGAGTGTTGTCTAAAAAATTTCATCCGGATGCTAATCAGGACAAGGATACATCAAAGGAAATGAAGTTATTGAATCAACTTAAAATTGATTGGAATATTTAAACATGATGGGGTTAATAGGTACACCTGTTAGCCCCATTGAAATAATTTTAGAAAGAGGTGTAGGAAATGAATGATTTTAAAGAAATGATGAAAATAGCAACAAGTACAGATAGTTTTTTGGAACTACCTGTAAGGGCACAGATGTTATTCTGTCAATTAGTATTAAATGCAGATGATGAAGGATATGTTTTAAATGGAACGGCAGTAAGAAGGATGGTAAGAGCTTCTGAAAAAGACTACAACTTATTGTTTGATGTGGGATTAATTAATAGAGTTAATGGAGTAATTATAATAACAGATGGTTGTCTTTTTGATGAAGAAGGCGGGTATTAGATAATGAGCATAGTGAATTCGAATCAATATGATTCAGATGTTAAAATTGATGAAAGCATGCTTCAAGCTATTTATAGTGCTAATTTAAGTAAAATTAATTGTCGTGTTTTATTGTACATACTACATGTTGAACATAAAGTCAAAGGTGTATTTTTATCTATTCCAATTGAGTGCATGTCAGAAAATATCAAGTGTACTCAACAGGAATGCGAAAAAGCAATAAAGAGTTTAGCTAAAAGAAATATTATTATTATTGATTCAATGCCAGATGAAAATTTCGGTGTAATATTTCATATAAACAGGGATTTTAAAGCATGGAAAAGCTAGTCGATAATACAAAAAGGAAGTGAAAAAGTGAGTAAAAATTTTTTGGCAATTCCATATAGTGTATTGCATAATAAAAAACTGACATTATGCGAAAAAATAACATTAAGTATTATCATAAGCTACAATAAAAGTGGTCAAGATTTTTATATATCATCTTCCAAGCTAGGGGACTATATAGGTGTTAATAATTCTAGCACAAAACGGAGTATTAAACATCTGGAAGAGTTAAAATATATCTATGAAGATAAAACAAAGCACTATAAATCAAAGTGTTATGTGGCTAATTTAGATATTATCAATGTAGGTCAAAATGATACAGCGATAGTGCAAAATGAACTAGGTCAAAATGCACCAAGCACCTGTATCAAAATGCACCAAGCACCTAGGTCAAAATGCACCAAGCACCTAGGTCAAAATGAACTAGATACCTGTATCAAAATGAACCACAATAATAATATAGATAAGATTAATGATAATAATAACTATAATAATATAGATAAGATTAATAATGATAAATCTTTCCCTGACCGGAAAGATGAAAGGGATAATAAAAGTAAAACAGAAAAGAAAAAAGAACCTAAGCACAAATTCGGAGAATTTGAACATGTCCTTCTTAATGATTCTGAAATGAATAGTTTATTAAATGACTTTGGAAATGAAATTTTTACTGAATATGTGAAACGTCTTGATGAATATATCGAAATGAAAGGGGCTAAATATAAAAATCATAATTTGGTAATTCGGAATTGGATAAGACGGGGGAATGAAAATAGCAAAGGTAATAATAAAACACCAACTCAAAAAAGCAATGATTATAATTCAACTGTCAATGAGTTGTTAGAAAAGGAGAGAGCTAAAAATGGACAATACGGAAATTTTGAATTTGAACAATACATCGAATAAACCTGATGCGGAATTATCAAGGTCACTGACAGTTACCTTTGAGGAATTTTTGGATATGGTAACACAACTTAATATTGCATTTAGGGGAAGAAATGCCTTAAATGACAAGAAAGAGATAGCTCTTTATTGGGATTGCTTAAATGGCTTTACAGGTGAAGAGTTAAGGAAAGCAATTTTGGAAGCAATTAAAAATGAAAAATGGTTTCCTACAGTTTCAGAAATTCAAGCATATTTGAAAAGACCTGATTATGACTGGTCTTTTGCGTGGAGAGAATTTATAAAACGAGAACTTCCATTGCATAAATTTAATAAAGCAGGGCAATATGCAGTAAGCGTGGTTGGGTATGATTGTCTTTGGAATCTAATTGAAACAGGTAAGCAAAATATAGCTGCAAGAGAATTCAAAGAACATTATGAAAGGTTTTATATTCAAGACATTGAAAAGCAAATTGAAGAGAATAACAATCAAGACTTATTTTATTTTGAGGATCCAGAAGTTAAAAGAAGATTGGAAATGGAGCAAATAGAAAAAGAAAGGCAAGAAATAAGAAATCGCTTCATGGGACTTGATGAAGAAACAAGGAAACGTCTTATTGATCGTAATGTATTTGACTTGGATAGATGTAAAGTTGATATGTATCGAGCTGATGAACAAGATGCTATAGCTTTAAGAAACGTAGGGATTGACTTGTATTAAATAAAATAGAAGGAAATAGTAGAAATGTAAGAAAACTCTTTTAGTAATATTTGGTTAATGGTATAATATGGTATATCGTAATTTACAGAGGAGGGAATTTATGGATAATAAGTACAGTAAGCAAAATTCTGGTAATCAATCAGGTAGTGTAACTAAGTCTCAAGGAGGCAAGACAAATCATAGTGCAGCAACGGAGCATAGAGCAGTAAGTAGTCCGGTGCCAGGTAAAAATGGAGGCACGAAAAAATAATTGATGGATGAACTAATTAAGTTATTTTCTGAACCAGAAAAAGCAAATATTGTTATTTCTACTCTAGCCAGTTATGTAGTATATTTTTATCCAGGAGTGATATCATTATATATTATAAATTTTTTAGAGTCTCATTCAATTAAAAATAATAAAGCATTTTTTATTAAAATATTTTCTATTAGTTATTTATATAATCTAGTTTTAATTTATATTATTGGTTATGATAATAATAAAAACATAATTTATAATGCTACACTTATAGGTATTTCATTTATTACGCCTTATTTTTGGTATAAAATAAAATACTCTAAATTTGTAGAAAAAGTCTGTACAATATTAAAAATAAGAACATGTATTACAGATGTTGCTTTAGAATTAATAAAAGATTATGATGAAGAAGAATTTACATACTTAAAAATTTATTTAAAGACAAAACCAGTTGTGTATTCAGGATTTTTATATAGATATGAATATGAAAGTTGTAAATTAAGATATATAATTCTAACTGGATATGAAAAAAGTATAATCAATGAATCGGGAGAAGAAACAGTTGTGTTGAAGTATGATGTGGATGACTACAGGGAAAAGGTATTTATTTATTTGGAAGATATCAGTTCAATAGAAAAAAAGAAATGTGAATCCCAATTGATTATAAAATAAGAATTCTAATTGAATAAAACTCTTTGAGAAGAAATACAAGACTCAAACACAAACGAAGGAACAGGAGAATTACATAGCATAATGCTATATCCTATTCGCTTTTTGCGTGTTTGGGTCTTTTTTGTTGTTTAGTAAGGGGGTAGTGATTCACTACATCCCATAAGAACATGCCTGACAGTTCGAAATTTGGATGAAAAAGGGAATTATGATAAATGAATCTTGTGATACCAAAAAACTAGAAATAAGAGAAGAATAGAAGGAGTGAATTTATTATGAAAATTACAGCGGAGTATTTAGCTCAATATACATATTTAGAATCACAGATAAAGCGTATGAGGAGAAAATTGAAGTACTATGAAAAAAATCCTTTAAAATCTGAGCATGGAGTAGTAAAAGGTTCAATGCCTGGATTTCCATTTGCACAATGTCATTTTGTAGTATCGGGACCTAAGGTTAAATCGGATGAAAAGCGTAAAGAGTTAATTCAGCAGTTAATAATTGACTTGAAAGGTAATGAGCAGCTATATGAGGATATGAAACTTGATATTGAGTTGTTTTTAGAAAAAGTTACTGATCTAGAAATAAAATCCATATTACAGATGAAATTTGTTGATAATATGTCACTAGAGAAAATAGGTGAAGAGCTAGGTTATGACAAAAGTAGTATTTCCAGAAAAATAGATAAGTTTTTAAAGTCAATGGAAGATTCAACACATGCAACAAGTTAATGTGATATTATGGTATTAGCAATTAATAGCTTGCTAGCTCCTCCGGATTCTGATAAGTTAATAAAAGCATTCTACAATGATGATGTAGGGTGCTTTTAAATGTATAGACTAATTTAAAAAAATGTAAAAATTATGCAATATTTTGTTGATAAAACATATATTAAGGTGTATTATTGTGGTAAAAGTACTAGGAGGAGAAAATATGCCAAGAGTGGGTTTTATCGAAAAAACTATTTATAAACAAGAAGGAATTGATGTTAAATTTTTTAAAGATGGTAAGGATGTTAGAGGAGATTTGTTTTTAGCTAATAACTATAAAGCTGGAAACAGAACTAAAAATAATATGAATGTTAAATTTTTAAAAGAAAAGTTAAAAGCACAGTATCCAGGGTATGATTTTGAAATATACAACGGTGATGGAGCTAAAGTTCATGGAAATGTTACGCTTGGTAAAGTACGAGATACATATGATGAAGAGGAGTAAATAATATGGATGAGGTAATAGCTTTATTAAAAAACATTTCTAAATCTTTGGATAGCATTGATTCAAGATTAATAAGAATTGAAAGTAATACTAGCGGAACAGAGAGTAATACTGGGGATATATATTATGTTAAAAATGAGTTAGAAGAAATTAATACGGGATTAAAAAAGCTAAAGAAATAAAAGTTTAAGGAATCATCAGAACGATGGTTCCTTTTTCATACTCCAAAACGAAAGGAAGTGAGCCTGATGGCATATTCACAATATGATAGAAAAGTAAAACCAAAGTTCGGATTGATTGAATCGTGGGCAAGAAATGGGCTCACGGATGAACAAATAGCAAAGAATTTAGGAATTAGCAAAACAACGTTTTACAAATATTTAAGAGAACACAATGAACTTTCTGAACTCCTTAAAAGAAACAAAGAAGTTGTTGATGTCCAAGTAGAGAATGCTTTGCTTAAAAGGGCTCTAGGTTATTCGTATAACGAAGATAAGTATATGAGTGTTGCTATGGAGCAAGGAGAGTATTTTGAAAAGCTCGATGAATTTATGAACAAGTATAAATATGAGCATCCAGATGCCACTGATTCAGAGCTGATGATGGTAAGAGAACAATTTCCAAAAACGAAAATGGTACTGATCCAAAGAAAAACAAAAGATGTTGCCCCAGATACTACAGCCCAAATATTTTGGTTAAAGAATAGAAAGCCAAATGATTGGAGAGACAAACAAAATGTAGAGATATCAGGAGAGATAAATAATCCATTTAAGGAATTGACAACAGAGCAGCTGCTGAAATTGGCAGGTGGTAAAGAGGATGGATAATAAATTAATACAATTAGGTGCTAAATGTGAACTCGCAAGACGTGAGTTCTTTTTTTATTGCAATCTAAAAGCACCTGACTTTTATAAACCAGATAGAAAATATCTTGTTCATCTATGTAGAGAGTTTCAAGAGTTCCTTGAATCTGATGAAAAGGTAATGGTAGTAAATGAACCACCAAGACATGGTAAGAGCCGAACAGCAGGTAATTTGGTTGAATGGGTTCTAGGAAAAGATAGAACACAAAAAATTATGACGGGTTCTTACAATGAGACATTAAGTACTATGTTCTCAAAGAATGTCCGTAATAGCATTATGGAGGGAAAGGCAGATAAATATAAGCCTGTTTACTCCGATGTGTTCCCTGGCATAGTAATAAAACGTGGTGATGGAGCAATGAACCTATGGAGTTTGGAAGGAGGATACAACAACTATCTGGCCACCTCACCAACAGGTACAGCAACAGGTTTTGGATGTTCTTTAATGATTATAGATGATTTGATAAAAAATGCAGAGGAAGCAAATAACGAAGCCGTTAAGGAGAAGCATTGGGAGTGGTTCACGAATACAATGCTTTCACGACTGGAAGAAGGCGGCAAGATTATCATTATTATGACTAGATGGGCAAGTGATGATCTAGCAGGAAGGGCACTTGATTACTATAAGTCACAAGGTATTAAGATACGCCATATAAGCATGAAAGCACTCATTGATAAAGAGAATAAACAAATGCTTTGCCCAGAGGTATTGTCTTATGAGTCCTATATGGAGAAGATAAAGGCCATGGGAGAAGATATAGCAAGTGCGAACTATCAACAGGAGCCAATTGATTTAAAAGGTAAGTTGTATTCGAGGTTTAAGACATATACTTCTCTACCAAAAGACGATAATGGAAATTTACTCTTTACATCAATTAAAAGCTATTGTGATACAGCTGATGAGGGTACCGATTACCTCTGCAATATTATTTATGGTGTTTATAACAAAGAAGCCTATGTATTGGATGTCTATTACACGAATGCACCGATGGAAATAACAGAGCCTGAGACAGCCAAGAGGCTATATGAAAATCGCGTTAATATTGCAGATATAGAGAGTAATAATGGAGGACGTGGCTTTGCCAGATCCATTGAAAGAATATTAACGCAAGAATATAAAAGCAATAAGACCAAGATTAAGTGGTTTCATCAAAGTAAAAATAAGATTGCAAGGATTCTTTCAAACAGCACATGGGTAATGGAACATATTTACTTTCCAGTAAACTGGAGAGACAAGTGGCCAGAATATTATAAAGCAATGACAAAATATCAAAGAGAAGGTAAGAATAAAAATGATGATGGTCCTGATGCAACAACAGGTGTTGCAGAGCAGTTTGAAACAACACCTAAATTGTCTGTTGGAAATAAAGCAAGATTAGGATTGAGGTGATAAAGATGATTATGATGGACAGAGACTTCCTGAATAAAGACGGAAGCATACCAGGTAAATTAATTCGTAGGTGCATCGAAATACATAAAAAGCAAGTAACAAGATTTGAAAAACTTGACCAGTATTATGATGGAGAACATGCAATTAACTCACGCCAGTTTTCCGATGATTCCTTGCCTAACAATAAGCTAATATGCAATCATGCTGCTTACATAACAGATATGGCCGTGGGATATGTATTTGGTGTTCCAGTTCAATATACTGGTACCGGAGCAGAAGAATTAAATAAGCATTACACAGCTATAGATGAAGATAGTCATAACAATGAGCTTGCTTTGGATATTTCTATATTTGGCCATGGTTTGGAATTAAATTACATGAGTGATGAAGAGAAACCACAGCCATTACTTGCTTGCCTTAGTCCTTTAAACAGTTTTCTTGTTGTAGATAATACGGTTCAGCATAAACCGTTGTTTGCATGTACTTATAACAAAGTAGTTGATATAGATGGCAACGACAAGGGATTTGATATTGTAATCTATACGGAAAATCAAGAAATAACCTATCACAGTGATGTGCTCGAAACGGATGATTTTGGAATGCCAACAGAAGAGAAAGAACATTTCTTTCAAGGGATTCAAGTCATAGAGTATCAGAACAACAAAAGGGAGAGGGGGGACTTTGAACCAGTCATAACACTAATAGATGCATATAATAAGTTGCAATCTGACCGTGTGAATGATAAAGAGCAGCTAGTAGATGCATTACTTGCAGTAAGCAATGTAACCTTTGGAGATACCGAAGAAGAAATGACGGCCACGGCAAAGCTACTAAAGAAAATGAAAATATTAGAGCTTCCAGAGGGAGCAGATGCCAAATGGCTTGTAAAGAATATGAACGAGACAGAAGTTGAAGTATTAAAAAAAGCCATCAAAGATGATATTCATGAGTTTTCTAAAGTTCCTTGCTTGACTGATGAAAACTTTGTGGGTAATGCTTCAGGTGTAGCGATGAAATATAAGCTACTAGGATTAGAGCAATTAGGGAAGACCAAAGAGCGTTATTTCAAAAAGGGGTTACGGCAAAGATTAAAGCTTATTAGTAATATCAATACGGTAAAAGCAAAGAATACAGACCTTACACAGCTTGATGTTGTGATGAAGCGTTCTCTTCCAGTGGATGATGAATTGCTTGCAAGAATAGCGCAGGAAACAGCCGATTTCATATCATGGGAAACACGAGTACAGCGTTTTGATCCAGAACTAGATATTGAGATGGAAAAAGAAAGGCTAGATAAAGAAAAAGAAGATGCCGTAAAACGTCAACAAGCAGCGTTTGGAAATCAACCAAACAATCCACCGGATGGTGATGTAGATGAAGAAGAGTAATGCATATTGGGAGAAGCGAAAAGCACAGAACATGTTTGAATACATGGAGTCAGCAGAGGAAACCGCCAGCAAGATAGCTCAAATTTATTACAAAGCATCAAACTACATAAGTTATGAGATAGATTCCATTTTTGATAGATTTGTCTCAAAGCATAAGCTTACAGAAAAAGAAGCCATTAAACTGTTGAATTCACTTGATGATAGAACTTCCATCGAGGAAGCAATTAAAAAGTTAAAAGCTGGTGCAACTACAGTTGAACAGAAAGAACTTATTAAACTACTAGAGTCATATGCTTACCGTGCAAGAATAGACAGACTACAAGAATTACAAAGTGAAATAAGTCTGTTGATGAAGAATATATATCAACAGGAAAAGAACTTCAATATCAGTCATTATGTAAACTTGGCACAGGAAAGCTTTTATAAATCAATGTTTGATATTCAGCAAATGACTGGATATGGTTTTAATTTTAGCGCATTAAGTCCTACTAAAATTGATAAGCTATTAAATTCAAAATGGATTGGAGAGAATTACTCCAATCGTATTTGGAATAATACACAGGCATTGGCACAGGATATTAAAGAAGAACTGTTGATAGATTTATTAACGGGTAGAAGCAATAAAGAATCGGCTAAAATCATTCAAAATAAGTTCGCGCAGGGTTCCAGTGTTGCACGAAGGTTGGTAAGAACAGAATCAAATTTCATAGCCAACGAAATGGAAATGCTCTCCTATGAAGAAAATGGTATTGAGACTTATATTTTTGTTGCTACCTTGGATTTAAAGACTTCTAAGGAATGTCAGGGATTAGACGGCAAACGTTTCGAGGTAAAGGACAGAAAACCTAATGTCAATTGTCCACCTATGCATCCATGGTGTAGATCAACAACAATATGTAATATTACGGATGAAGAACTGGCAAATATGAAACGACGTGCAAGGAATCCGATTACTGGAAAAAATGAGCTGGTACCTGCCAATATGACATACGAGCAGTGGTATAAAAAGTATGTTGCTGATAATCCTGATGCACAGCTTATGGAGAAGAAAGTGAAAAACCTTACAGCGGATAAAAAGCAGTTTAAACGATACAAAAAAGAATTAGGGAGACTCGCGCCAAAGGATATTGAGGAATTTCAAAACCTAAAATATACTAATGAAAATGAATATGGAATACTAAAAGCACAAGTAAAGGGAATGTCTTATTATAACAAGGTTTTAGAAAATGAACCTGAAATAACAAAAACAGTAACAGACGTTGCCCAAACGGTTGGTATGGACACGTTGGGACTTGAATACAGAGTTAAAACAAAAGATTCTTACTTAAGAAAGATAAGGTCAAATTATAAGCCTGGGGATAATGAGTATGAGATTAATGACATTCTTAGATATACATTTGGAGCAGATACAACGAAATTAGCAGATAGAACATTAAAGAGCATTGATAAGTATTCATCTATGGGATATAATACAATTAAGGTGAAAAATAGTTGGCTGAATGAAGATAACCCTTATAAAGGGATTAATACCATTATACAATCACCAAATGGTCAAAAATTTGAATTACAATACCATACACAAGAAAGCTTTGATTTGAAAAATGGAAAACTACATGAGTTGTATGAGAAACAGCGATTAATTGCGGATGAAGAGTCAGAAGAATTTATATCATTACGCAATCAAATGTTTGAGTTATCGGATAAATTAACTATGCCTGATAATATAGGAAGGGTGAAATAAATGAAATTTTACAAATTAAATGATAATGAAAATAGAGGTTCCGTTGTTAGAACAGAAGGGCGAAGCCAACAGCGGTTTATACCAGGGAGAGGTTGGGTTGAAAGCGGTGTAATGATAAAGTATTTTAATAGTGACAGCCCTTATTATGATGCTTATAGTGAAATAACAGAAGAAGAAGCAAATAAATTAATATCAAATATGTAAATACCATCTAGCAGATAAATGTTGGGTGGTATTTTTATATTCAAAAGTCGCTTAAATGCGGCTTTTTCTTATGTCCGAAAAGACACTAAACTAAACAATAAATCGAATGAATCACATGGGGCATATGCAATGTGTGGGGCAGAAAAGGAGAATGAAAATGTATAAACAAGAATTTAAACCTAGATTTCCAATGAATTTACAATTTTTTGCAGAAAGTGATGGAGCTGGTACCAATGATGGTAATAGCGACGGCACAGGCACAGGAGAGGGAAATGGTGATGGTGTTAAGACAGGAGCGGATGATGGCACAGGTGCATCAAGCTTTGATGATTTACTAAAAGATCCAAAGAACCAATCAGAGTTTGATAAGAAAGTAGCCAAAGCATTAGAAAAAGCTAAGAGCAAGTGGGAAGCAGAGGCAACTAAAAAGATTGAGGATGCCAAAACAGAAGCTGAAAAGCTGGCCAAGATGAATGCAGACCAAAAGGCAGAATATGAACGACAAAAAAGCTTAGAGGAGCTAGCAAAGAGAGAAAAGGATATTAATACAAGAGAGTTAAAGGCACAAGCTTATGAAACACTTGCAGAAAAAGGGTTGCCAAAAGACCTTGCTAATATTCTTAACTATGAAAGTGCTGAAACTTGTAATCAGAGCATTGAAGCAGTTCAAAAAGCCTTCCAGTCAGCAGTGGAAAAAGCAGTAAATGAAAGATTAAGAGGTGGTACTCCACCAAAGGGAGCCCAAGGTGGAATGGATGCATTCAGGGCTCAAATTGCAAAAGCAGTTAAAGGACAAATTTAAGAAAGAGGGTAGAAGAATATGCCAAATACATTAGAGTTTGCAACAATATTACAAAGTGAATTGGATCAGGCTGCAGTACAAGAGTCTTGCACTGGCTGGATGGATGCCAACGCAGGACAGGTTAAATACAACGGAGGTAATGAAGTTAAGATTCCTACCATGTCAATGGATGGATTAGCCGACTACCAAAGAGAAGGAAATGCAGGATTTGTTGGTGGCGTAGTTGACTTGAAATACAATACATACACCATGACTCAAGATAGAGGTCGTAAGTTTGGTATTGATAAAAACGATGTGGATGAGACGAACTTTGTTGTTACTGCATCCGGAATCATGGGACAGTTTCAGCGAGAGCATGTAATCCCTGAAATTGATGCCTACCGTATTTCTAAGGTCGCTACAACAGCAATCGAGGAAGGCAGTATGGTGGAAGATGGATATACACCAGCAAATGCAAGTATTGTAACGAAGATTAAGACAGGTATCAAAAACATCCGTAAACAAGGCTATAACGGAAGTCTGGTTATTATGATTTCCTACGATGCACAAATGGAAGTCGAACTTGCAATGGCGGGCAAATTATCAGCGCAGACATTTGCGGCAGGTGGATTTAATACGAAGGTGAATTCTATTGATGGCGTTCCAATGATTCCGGTACCAGATAACAGAATGTATACTGCTATTCAAATCTACGATGGCAAAACAGCGGGTCAGGAAATGGGTGGCTATGTAAAAGGCTCTACGGCAAGTGATATCAACTTTATTATCTTACCACTCACAACTCCTATTGCAGTATCAAAGCAAGATGATCTTAGAATTTTTGATCCAAAAGTAAATCAAGCATTTAGTGGATGGTCTATGGATTATCGAAGATACCATGAATTATGGGTGAAGAAAAATCAAGAATCATCCATTTGGCTAAATACGAAATAGGAGGTAGACAATGGATACAATAAGAATAAAAAAAGAAAATATTGAAAGAGAAGTGCCAGAAGCATCCAAAAACAGATACCTATCAGATGATTGGAAAGAGGTAGCGGCAGCTTCTCTCTCTTCTATGAAATTGCAAGAACTAAAGGCCTTAGCAACGGAAAAAGGTATTGAATTTGATACCAATATCAAAAAAGAAGAATTACTTAAATTACTAGAGGGCGCAGAGTAAATCTGGGCTCTTTTTAGTGAGGTGAAAAGATGTCACAGTTAGAAAAAATAAAGCCAAGACTTGGGATATCACTTGATGATAAAGAACAAGATGAGTGTCTTAGCCAAATGCTTGATGATGCCAAGGATGAAATCCTAGACTTTTGTAACCGCAGTACTCTTCTAACCAAAATGGAAGGACTACAAAGGGAGCTGGCTATTATTTATTATAATCGTTCTGGCAGTGAGGGAGAAGCTTCAAGAAGTCAAGGTGGTGTGTCGGTTTCATACAGTACAGAGATTCCAGAAAGTATCAAAGCAAGGTTAGTCTCTTATAGGCTCTTAAAGGCGGTGAACGTAGCAAATGCGGATAAAGAATAAGAAAACCTACTACATAAAGGAAAAAGCCGTCATAACTGACAATGAGGGTGGAAAATACGATGGATATTCAGAACCCAAGGAATTCAAAGCCTGCATCTATCCCGCCAGTGGAAAACTTCAAGTAGAAATGTATGGGGAACGTCTGAAATCAATCTTAAATGTATTATGTGATGATCCATACACGGTAGAGGTAAAGGGGAAAGTACTAACTTATATCACTAAAAACGGAGTCAAGTTCTGTGAGAGTGCAGGTGTATGTGTTTATGTTCCAAAGGATGCGGAGCCAGATTACAAAATTATATCAATCAAACCAGTAGGTCATTTGTTAATGGAGCTTGAAAAGTTATGAAAGGTTATGATGAACTTTATAAGAAATTTATGCATTTGGATGACGTGGTACAGACAAATATTGTAAATCATGTAAATACCCAAACAAAAAAGATTCAAGCCGAAGCAAAGCTACTTTGTCCGACTAATACAGGAGAACTAAGAAACAGTATTCAGGGTGAGACAACAAAAACAGAATATGGCGCACAAGGTAGAGTCTTTACAAATAAAAGTTATGCTCCTTATGTGGAGCTTGGTACTGGTCCAACTGGCCAAAGCAAACACGAAGGAGTATCACCAAATATCAATGTTGCCTATTCACAAAAAGGTTGGTCCTACTTTGATGAAGAGAAACAACAATGGGTGCATACGAATGGTCAACCGGCACAGCCCTTTCTTTATCCTTCATTAAAGAATAATGAAAATAGAGTTGCAAATGAGCTGAAAGAAGATATTAAAAAAGATATTGAAAAAGATATTGAAAAGGAGATTACATGATTAATATAAAAAGCCAAATATACGATGCAATAAAGAATATTTCCGAAAATGTATCTGATGGATATCCTAAGGATTTTGCAATTTTCCCAGCTATTCAATATGTAGAAGAATACAATTCAACCCATGAATTTACGGACGGAGCTGAACAAAAAGCTGAAATTAGATTTAGAATTGATATTTGGAATAACAAAAGTACGTCAGATATTGCTATACGGATAGATGATGCAATTACTGCTTTAGGATTGAAGAGGATATATTGTCAAGATATTAATGAAGCAACAGGATACAAGCATAAGCAAATGCGTTTTGCAGGAATAATAGACGTAAATACAGGACATGTATATCACAGTTAAAACGAAAGGAATGATAATATGTTAGCAAATGGTATTAAACTAGGTTATAAAACCGATGAAGCAGCAACTACATATATAAACTTAGAAGGACTAAAAGAAGTTCCAGAAATGGGAAACGAACCAGAGAAAGTTGAAAATACCTGTTTATCGGACACTGTTAAACAATATGAATTTGGTATTGGAGATCCAGGCGATTTAGAGTTTAAATTTAGATATGAAAACAAGAGCGAAGATTCGCCATATCGTATTATGAGAAAGGCAGAAGTAGATAAAAGTATTTTGTTTTTCCAAGAAGAATATCCAGATGGAACAAAGTTTTCTTGGGCGGCACAGGTATCTGTCAAATTATCAAGTGGTGGTGTAAATGGGGTTATGGATTTCACAATCAAAATGGCATTACAAAGTGATATTGTAGTAACGGATCCATCGTAAAAAATAAAATTAGGAGGAATTAAAACATGGGATTTTTTGATAAAGATACCGAGGCAACTATGCCAGAAGAACAAAAAGAAGTAGTAGTAAAGATGGAGGATGCGATAAAAAAGCGTTCTCCATTTGCTTATTGGGAAGTAGATGGCGAGAGTTACAAGTTAAAATTAAAGACATCTACGATTGTAGAACTTGAAACGAAGTTTAAAATAAACTTAATAGAGCTTATGAAAGGTGAAGATAGTAGTGGTACTCAAGCATTATCTATTATGCTAGAAATAACCCATGCGGCTATGAAGGAATGGCATCATGGAATAAAACTCAAAGATGTATTGGATATGTTTGAGAAGTATGTAGATGAAGGCGGTTCACAATTTTCATTTTATATTAACGTTTACTTAAAAATATTTACTGTAAGTGGTTTTTTTCCTCAAGCTCTGGCAGCGGATATGGAAAAGGGGCTAGAGGAAACGAGGAAAGAATTAGAGATGATGTAAGGCATGAAACCCTTTCAGATATGATTTATGGAGTGTATCCAAGCTTTTTAGACTGTGGATATGCTCCATCTTTATTTTGGAATTCCAGTTTAGAGGAAATCATTGATTTAATTCAAAGTTACAATCGCAGAGAAGAGCAAAGAGTTAAGGAAGAAGATACCAAGATTAAAACGCAAATCAGTCTGAATTGGGTATTGGCGCAACAGATAGGTGAACATTTGGGGATGGCCATGGGAAATAGAACAAGTCTTACTCCTTTGTATGATTATTTTCCCGAACTTTTTAAAAGTGAAAAAGAGGAAGCAGACAGGCGAGCACAAATGAATCAACTAGAACTGAACAAAGCTAGAATGGAAGATTATGCTTATCAGCATAATGAAAGACGGAAAAGGGAGAGAGGTGAGGGGTAATGGAAGGTACCACACTGCAAAAGCTACAGGTAATTATAGAAGCCTACACAAAGCCGTTTCGTGACGAACTTGAAAAAGTACAGAATAAGACTAAAAAGGTGAATGAGGCGGTAGATAAAAGTACGAAGGCAGTAAATGAAGCACTAGACAAGATCAATACCAAAAAGGCAGTAAAGGAGTTAGAAACCCTCACAAATCGCCTTAATCGTCAAAAAGAAACAATTGATAAACAGGCAGCCGTTATTGATGGACTTAATGCTAAACTAGATGCATTGGCACAAAAAGAGATGCAAGGATTGGAAAACCAGTTCGTAAAGCAAACGGAAAAGGTAAATGAACAACAGGCGGCAGTTGATGGGCTAAAGAATAAGCTTGACGCATTAACAAATGGTGAGGTTGCCAATAAAACAATTGATACGCTATCAAAGGACCTCGCAAAAGCGGAAGAGGAGTTTGCTAAAGTTGATAGCGAAATGCAAAAAATGTTAGACAAGTTGACGCAAGCAGAGGATTTTGAAGCGGCAGGACTTTCTTTTCCAGGTATTGAGGATGTTAAAAAGCAGATTGATGAGCTTAATCCAAAGTATGAGGAAATCGAAGCAAGAGTTGATAAACTCAAAAAGAAATTGGAAGAAGCGAAGCTAAATCCTGAGTCCACTACTGATTTTCAAAAGCTTCAAACAGATATTGACTTGGCTACAAGTAAACTCGAACGATTAAAAGAGGAAGCTAGTTCTACCAAGTCAAGAATGAATGATATTTCAATGAATCCTGCATCAGCGAGCGGAGCGGATAAGGTATCGCAAGACATTGAATTGGCCAAAAGTAAGTTAAGTCGTTTAAGACGGGAAGCTGAGCAGACAGAGAATAAAATTAAGAATGTCGGCGATGAATTTACTAAAACTGGTGTCAAAGCTGGAAAATCAGGTATGAAAGCAAATTCAGCTCTAGGTATGATTGGCAAAAAGATTGACCATGTCAGAAAACGAATCACAAGCCTTGTAGGTGCCGCCTTAGTATTTAATGTAATAAGCGCAGGACTAAGAAAATTCCAACAATATCTAAGTGGGTGCCTTTCTACCAATGACCAATTTACACGGTCGGTGGCGCAGATTAAGACAAACCTACAAGTTGCTTTCATGCCTATCTACCAAGCCATAATGCCTGCCTTAAATGCCCTCATGAGAGGGATAGCAACGGCAACGGCATACATAGCAGTGTTTATTAATAAGATATTTGGAAGTACCTACAACCAAAGCTTAAACGCTGTGAAAAACATGAATAAGCTTAAGAAATCGGCAGAAGGTACCGCAAAGAGTGTTAAAAAGGCACAGGGTACCATCGCTTCATTTGATGAAGTACATTCTTTGAACAAAGATGAATCAGAAGATGATAGTGGTCTGGTATCACCTGATATTGATACATCGGCAGCAGAGGGCAAACTGGATGCCTTCCTTAACAAGATTGGCAATAAGCTAAAAGAGTTAAAAGATATCTTCATGTCAGGTTTTTGGGAGGGGCTTGGAGATACCTCTGTATTTGATAGTATCCAAAAGCACATCAAGGGCATTGGAGATAGTTTGCATGGGATTGTTACAGACGCAGGCGTAGTCAGCGCCGCCAACGCATTTGTCGATAAGCTTGTATATAGCATAGGACAAAGAACAGGGGCAATGGTTTCTATTGGTGCAACCATTGTTGACAATATTGTAGGTGGAATTGATAAGTTTTTAAAACAAGACTCCGAACGAATTAAGAAATTTATTATTTCCATGTTTGATATCCATGGAAGCATTGCAGAAATTAAGGGGAATTTTGCTGTTGCAACGGCTGATATTTTCAGTGTATTTCGCGGTGATAATGCAAAGCAGATTACGGCTGACATGTTAAGTATATTTTCAAGTGCCGCTATGGGAGCCATTGAGATAGCCAGTAAGTTGAATCGTGACCTTTTAAATCTTATTACAAAGCCTTTTATCGATAACAAGGACAAAATTAAGGAAGCTTTAGAAGGTACCTTAGCAGTAATTTCAAGTATTTTTGGTACAATAAAGGATGTTGTGCAAAATACCATGGATAAAGCAAATGCCGTTTATGATGCACATATTAAGCCAATGATTGATGCGATTGCAGGCGGCATATCTGAACTTGCTGGTAGTTTCTTGGACTTCTATAATGAGAGTGTGCAACCAGTATTAGAAAAACTTGCAGGCAAATTCAAAACAGTTGTTGAGAATCATGTACAACCTGCTATTTATAAGTTTCTAGATTTGGTTGGAAAAATAGCGGATGTAATCACATTGATTTGGCAGAATGTGATTCAGCCATTTTTACAATGGATTATTTCAAGCGTATTGCCCAAATTACTTCCGATATTTGAGAAAATAGGTAATACAATGCTAGATGTAATGGCGAAAATCAGTGATACAATTGGTGGTGTAATACAAGTCTTTAGTGGAATTATAGATTTTATTACTGGTGTATTCTCTGGTAATTGGGGACTTGCATGGGATGGAGTGAAGGACATCTTTTTGGGGTTTGGAAAAGTCATTGCAGAATTGGCATCTGCAATATGGGAATCTATCAAGCTTGCATTTTCTGTTGTAGTTTCATTCTTTGCTACAGTGTTTAGCCTTGCATGGGAAGTAATTAAAGCGGTATGGTATGGAGCTGGTTCATGGTTTAAGTCCATATGGGAAGCAATTAAGAATGTCTTTTCAGGTGTAGGTGATTGGTTTAAGGAGATATTTTCAGTCGCTTGGGACGCAATCAAAGAGGCATGGAGTCCAGTCGGTAACTGGTTTAAATCCATATGGGATAGTATTACAAATACCTTTAAAAGTGTCCACACATGGTTTCAAGAAAAGTTTACGGCTGCATGGAATGCAATCAAGACAGCTTGGAATGGAGTAGGAGCATGGTTCAAATCTATATGGGAAAATATAACAAATACTTTTTTAAATGCCCATACTTGGTTTAAGGATAAATTCAGCGCAGCATGGGATTTAATCAAAAGTATTTTTAGCATATCCAATATCAGCTCATGGTTTACCGCTAGATGGAGCGATATAAAGAACATATTTAGTACAGTAGATACTTGGTTCAAAGGTAAATTTAATAGTGCATGGGAGTTTATTAAGAGTATATTCAGTTTATCTAATGTATCAAACTGGTTTAAGGAAAGGTACTCAAACGTAACGGCGGCTTTTGATAATACTGCAACATGGTTCAATAACAAGTTCGGAGACGCTTGGGGCAAAATAAAAGGTGTTTTTAGTCAAAGTAATTTAACAAGTTGGTTTGGTAGTAGATGGAGCGATATTCAAGGAAGGTTTACTGATGGTAAGAATGCAGTTGATACTTGGTTTGGTTCAAAGTTTGGAGATGCATGGAAAAAAATTAAGGCTGTATTTTCAACAACAGCTCTTACGGACTTCTTTGGTGATAAAGGCGTATGGGGAACTATAAAAGGACTATTTACTGATATTGGAACCAAGACTGGTGATGCTGTAGGGGGCGCTTTTAAATCAGTTATTAACAATTGTATAAAGACTATACAGGATACAATAAATAAGGCTATAGATTTTATTAATACAGCAATTAAAGTTATCAACAAAATACCAGGTGTAAATATTAGTACAGTTGATCCTGTGAATTTACCAAAATTAGCAAAAGGTGGCGTTGTAAACAGTGCAACTATAGCAATGATTGGTGAAGCTGGTAAAGAAGCCGTGGTACCACTTGAAAATAATACTGGTTGGATGGAGAAAATAGGAAATGTAATTGGTAGAATTGTAAGTACTAACTTAAGTATGCAACTTGCCACAACAGGAGATTCTTCTGGTGCTCCAATTTATGTAACAGTGGAACTAGATAAGAGAGCAATTGCAACGGCCGTGGCAGAGGTTAACAGTAGAAATGGTGTAAACTTTAGAGAATAGGAGGGGCTGCAATATGAACGAAATAACTGTGAATGGGGTAGCTCTTCCTACCCCTTCCAAAATGACACCCAGTGATTTTGATTTATCAGTTATGAATAGAAATTCAAAAGGTTTCATGGTAGGGCAAATTATTAGAGAGAACGTGCACAAATTGGAATGTACATGGAATCGAATAAAGCGAGAGGATTACATGACAATACGAAATGCAATTGCACCAAAGACGAATTTAAATGTAAATTATTTTATTCCAGAAGAGGATGCAAAGGGCAACATTATTTGTTACGTGGGTGACAGAACAACTCCAGTCTATGCCATATGGGATGGGGTACCAGTATATGAAAGATTCTCTGTTAATTTCATAGAAATGTAGGTGATAATATGTATCAGACAAGTAAAGCTTATCGAGCTTCTATGAAAAAGCTGATAAGGAATAAATCGTACTTAAGAGTCAATCTTGGTGTAATTAGCCAAGAGGCTCAAAAGACAGCTTATGTTTCGGATGGATCTTTTACTCATTACTCAAACCTTAAGAACCCCTTAGAGAATGTTGAAGTAACAAGGCCATATGCAACCTTTGAACAGAATTATTCAAGGGTTGATGGTAGTATGTATTTCATTCCCAGGACAGCTCAAAATTATTATAATGCAGGTATTATTACAAAAAGCCTTTCAGACAAATATATAAAAATATCATTCAAAACATTAAGTCTAGAAATTAAAGGGCTTACGATTGATTTTGGTTTTAGTTTTCCAATAGATTTTACGATTGAAACGAATAATGAAACAGTAACCTTTACTGATAATGATAAGCAGAAATTTGTAACAGATCATGCGTTTCATGGAGTGAATTATTTTATTTTTCGTGCAAGTAAAATGTCTGGTGGAGCTACAAGGTTTCGTATTCAGTCAATCTTATTTGGTATTGGTATTTCTCTTGATACGGATAAAATTATGAAATCATCGTTAAAAAGTTATATTTCACCAGTTGCAGAATCGTTACCTACTATTGATTTTAATTTGACAGTGGCTAATTATGACGGTGAATTTGATATTGAAAACAAAGACAGTGCTATCAATTTCATGGAGATTGGACAGGATGTGCAAATTTATCATTCTTACACATTAGATGATGGTGAGCTAGAGGAGTTTCAAGTTGCATCCATTGTGTTGAAATCTTGGGATGCAGATGATACAGAAGCTAACTTTGTGATGGTAGATAAATTTAATTATATGGATGATCGTTATTATAAAGGTGTTTACTATCCAAATGGAATGTCGCTTTATAATCTTGCAGAAGAGGTGTTGATAGATGCAAAAGTTTCGGAATACTGGATTGATCCGTATTTAAAAACAGTTACGGTTTATAACCCGATTCCTATTTGTACTCATAGAGAAGCTTTGCAGTATATTGCAAATGCTGGCCGTTGTGTTTTAAATCAAAACAGAGAAGGAAAGATCATAATAAAATCTTCTTTTATCCCTGATGTTTCAGTGTTCAGCGATAATGTTGCAGAATTTGGAAATGTACAGGCAATCTTATCGGATGAATCCAAAAGAGAATATGCAACCTTTGAACAGAATTTTTCCAAGACAAATCGAACACAGTACTTCTTTCCAAGAAATGCAAATTATATGAATACTGGTTATGTAAGTGAGTCATTTTCTGATGCAAACGGTAATTTTAGCATGAACCCTGTAATTCGTTTTACAATGGAAGCGGCATTTACATTTTATTCTTTACTGTTAAGATTTGGTACCGCATATCCAGAAGCATTTACCATACGTACGTATAATAATGGAACCCTTAACGGTACCCATGTAATAGCAGAAACCGAGCAAAATATGATTATTAATCTTGACTTCATTAATGTGAACAGTCTAGAAATTGAGTTTACAAAAGCAAGGCCCCATAATAGAGTATACCTTGAATATGTGGAATTTGGTGATGAGACAAATTATCATATCATGTATCATCCAGATTTGTATAAAACTCCAAAGGGAAGGCAGCTTGAAAAAGTAAAAGAGGTTCAGATACTTAGAAGCATTCTTACTTATGGTAAAAACCAGATTGAATTAAATAATGAAGTCATTCAGATATCACAAAGTCAAAATAGCTTTATGTTTGAGTTTGGAAATGCAGTGCATGGGCTTACCTGTGGTGTATATGAAGTCGAGCCAGATAGTAGTGGAAATAGCATAATATCAAGTTATACAGCAAGTGTTACAGAAAGCGGCTCTTATTATTGTGTTGTAACATTTAATAGTCCACCTGTCAATCCAGTTAACGTAAGACTTGTTATTTACGGTTATGAATTCATGGTGGCAACTTCTACACATAAGTTTGCATTAAACTCCACAGGTAAAACAGAGAAATGGACAAATCCGCTGATCAGTACCAATGTATTGGCTAATGATTTAGGAGAATGGATGTCGAAGTATTATGCATCTGACCGTGATTATGAATTAGATTATCGTGGAGATCCGTCATTGGATGTGAATGACCTGGTATTTCTTGAAAATAAATATGTGGATGATATGCAGGTAAGGATTTATGAGCATACAATTGACTTTAACGGAGCCTTAAGAGGTGCAATCAAAGCAAGGAGAGAGGTGAACTAAATGGCATGGCTACAGCCGAAAACAGACTGGAAGGAATCTTATGATGAAGACGGAAGATATACAGGTGATTATTTTAATGTAGAGGATTATAACAGGATAAAAAATAACATAATTGAGCTAAGGACAATGTCTATCCAGCTTGTTCCAGAGTATAGTTTTCCAAAATATATTATAGACATAGATACTGAATCAGATAAAGAGTACGATGATTATCCGTATGCGGACGAAATAAATGCGCTAACAGGAAGACTTGAAGCAATTATGGAGAATACGTTTACTACAGCAATTGCACATAACGCATGGACGAGAGAATTTAGCATTGGAAGAAGAATTCTATACTATGACAATTCACCTTTCATTGGTTTTGCAGACCTTAACCGTATTGAAAGTGCGTGCCTAAGAATTTACAACACAATAACAGCTCAACATAACAGCAGGCGAAGGCTTGCTTTTTATTTGGGTAGAAAGGAGCGTTTTTAATTATGGCATTTGAAATGTTAAAAACAGACTATAAAGATGATATTTTAAATACTTCGGTCAATCAACTTCGAAGATACACAATCGTCAACAATGCTGATGGAACGATTAGTTTAATAGATAGTACAGCTTATTCGACAGTAGGTACCTTTATCGGCGCAAAAGATATCAATACCATATGCGCCAACATGAACACTATCATGGGCTACATAGAAACGGAAGACGGAGACTTGGCGCAGGAGTTTCAGGATTACTTTGCTGAACAAAAAGGCATCTTTGAGGACAATGTAGAAGCGTATATGCAGGATTTTCAGTCCAATTCAGAATCACAATTTACAGTATGGTATGATGCCAATACGGCGGCTTGGTCGCAAGAAGTTGAAGACAGGATAAATGCGATTATATCTGCATTAAATGGATTTGTAAGTAGCAATGGTCCATTTGTCTTGAATGCTCCTTATGCTGTTGGTAATTTGGTTAGTCAAGATATTGGAGATGGGATAGAGATAGGGTATCTATGCATTAATCCTGTTTCGGCTAATTCTGGTATTTTGTTAAACAATCCAGACTATTGGATGCGTCTAACAATAAAAGGTGAACCTGGCGTTGCTGTTATAACCGATTTAGAAACAAACAGCTATGCTTTGCAGATAGAGGATGGTGATTTGTTTTTATACTACTTAGAAGGAACCGACCCTCCACCACTATCAATTAATGAAGATGGAGACTTGATTCTTACAATAGAATAGAGGTGTAATTATGGCAATTAAAAAGATTAATTTAGGGAGAGTAAGGGGAAATGTAGATTCTAGCAGTATTATTGAGTTTACAGTTCCAGAAACATACACGGAACCTGTGAGTGGTGGAACCCTGTTTAATATTATCGGTAATTTTGTTAAGAAACTCAGGCTGTTGGGTTCAGATATTGAAGCAGCTAATAATTTAATAGGCGAAACCCAGAGCGATGTATCGGAAAACACATCAAATATAAACACCTTACAGGCAAATTGGGATAATCTAACGGCAACATTATTGTCCAAGGTGTATCCTGTTGGCTCAATTTATATGAGTATTACGAATAATTCGCCACAGAATTTTTTAGGTGGAACATGGGTTGTGTGGGGAAGCGGACGAGTTCCAGTTTCAGTCGATACGTCACAAACAGAGTTTAATTCAACTGAAAAGACAGGCGGAGAAAAGACGCATACTTTAACACAGGCAGAGACCCCGGCGCATGCGCATACTTTTAAATATTCTACGGATGCTTTTGTCGGTGGAACGATAGACCATTGGAATAATGTTGTAAGGCCTTTATCTGAAACTGGGGCTTCGACTTATACTACAAGTTCTGTAGGCAGTGGAAACGCACACAACAACTTACAACCATATATTACATGTTACATGTGGAAAAGAACAGCGTAGGAAGGAGGATTTTACATGCCAACAATTAATTTAGGAAGAGTGAGAGGAAACGATGGAGATACAAACGTAGATACTGTTGTAGAATATACAGAGCCATCTTCTTATGAGGAGCCTGCAAGTGGTGATACGATTAGAACTTTGTTTTCTAAGATAGCCAAGGGATTATCAGAATTATTTAACACTAAGATTGACAAAGCAAATATTTCTCACAATCTTTTAACGACAAATCCAGATATGGTGCTTGGTGCTGATATGGGTAAAGTGCTAAATGACTCTTTAACTAATATAAAAAATCCATTGGCTGGTGTGAATATTGCTGGCAACTATGTCTACAGTGTGGGTACAGATGATAAAACAAAATTAAGAATAACGCTGAACGGTAGGGTAAGTCATCCCCGAATTTTTGTGTTTGGAGACAGAAATGGTTTTCCGATACTTATGGTACTCACGGGTAGTGAAGTATTAAATCTTGGTTATGGCAGCGCTACATATTCAAATTCAAATGGTGTTGCAGTTTTAACACTTGCCCCATGGAGTTACGTCACTATTGTGTCAAACCATGTATGTACTATTATTAGGGAGTAATCTATACTTTTTTACCAAGAGGACAATATATCTAAACTTATATGCTACCATAATAATTTGTCAAAAATAAGACTTATATTTCCAAAATTTGACAATTATACTGGAGTAAATAATAACAAATAAGAGGGAGTAATTTATGAAAAAACTAAAGAAAATATTATGTGTACTATTAATTTTAGGATTTGTTTTAAACTTTCCTAACACCGTTGTTAAAGCGGAAGAGATACAATATACAGAAAATCTAATACCTAAAATGACAAGTAATACATCACCTAGTGGTAAAGCAAGTGCAAGTAGTGTTTCTGTTAACTCTGATGGGAGTTTAACGCCAGAGTACTTAGCATTTGATCATAGTGTCGTGAAAACAAGTTGTTGGCAAGCATTAAATAGTAAAACAGGTTGGCTTGAATATGAGTTTCCAGAAAATAAAATTATTACTAAATATACACTCCAACCGAGAAATTGGGTTGAATACATATGGCAATCTCCAAAAGATTGGACATTTGAAGCGTATGATGAAGAAGAAGGCACGTGGGTAGTTTTAGACACTCAGACAAATATAACTGACTGGAATGTAAGCTCTAAAAAAGAGTTTACATTAGAAAATACTAATTCTTATCTTAAGTACAGAATAAATGTAAGTTCAATTGTAGATAATCCATCTGCTAAATATCCACAATCTCGTACTATTACAATTGGTGAGCTTGAAATGATGGAAACAGTTCCACAAGGTGCCAATGCGACTATTTACATTACAATGGTTACGGGTGAAATTAAAGAGTATCACGTAGATTCAGCTATTAAACAAGATTACTTATTATGGTATGATAATCGCTCCAATGGAAGTGGTAAAGCATATTATACATTTGCAAAAGCTACTACAGGTGGATTTGTAAGTAGAAACGAGTATTTATCTTTTGACAAAATTTCAAGTTTTGAAATAATGGAATATAATTAAAAAGTATAATTAAGAAAGTATCCTTCGGGGTGCTTTTTTGGTGGTTTAATCTGAACTTTATCTAATTACGAACTACAATAATTTTTTGTAGTTCGTAATATATTAAAGATCTATGAACCTAATAAAAATTAACTATGAACTGAGCGGAAAGTAATAAATTATAATTTAATTTTTTCGATTTCATATTGAGAATTAACCATAAGCCATAACTGGGGATTGAAAACAGTTATATTCCATACACTTATTCCTTTTAGATTATACTCTGTTACTAAATCTAGAATGGCATTAATAGTTTGTGAGTTAATAAACCAAACAGCATGAAGTTCTAATTCATCCCTAGTATAAGTAAAAAAAGGTGTTTGAGACACATCATCAAATTGAATAGTTGATTTATAAAGACTAGCTAAGTTGTTAACATTATCAAATGATATAAGATTGACATTAGAAATGCCTTCTGCATATGGCAATGTCCAATCATAGCCTAAAGTTGCAATACCAATAATAATCTTATCAGACGGGATGAAATTAAGAATATAATCCAAAAATACTTTCGTTCGGTGCACAGACGTAATAGGAGATGGAGGGTTAACATTAAATGCCCATTCATAACTAGTAAATATTATGTTTTGTGCTAGTTGATTTATAAGGGAATAATTTATTTTTTCAAAGTTAATCTCTTTATTTAATTCTTTTATGTTAGGATTAATAGTTACAAATACCTGATAGCCCTCTGCGTTCAACCGACTCGTTACGTTTGTAAAATATTGCTCGTAAAATTGGATGTTTGATGTACTAATATATTGTAGAGAAAGGTTTAAACCGTAATAACCTTTAGACTTTAGAGTATTTAATATATTTTGTATTTGTGTTTCTTGAAATTCGTTGTTTAAAAGTATATCAAGGTCTGCTGCTATGTTTGCTTCTCCTTGAATGGTTAATGTTGTTAACAACATGAGAGGAGCAACACCGTAAGCTTTTGAAATCTGGATGATTTCGGTATCATCATAATGCTGAATAATGGATCCATCATTTTTAGCAGTATAATTTAGTACAGATATGTAAGTTAAATAAGGTAGAGTCTTTCTGAGAGTAGTTTTATTAATAGTGGGTACCGTGTTACCATGGGTTGTTATGACCCTTTTTTTTGTATATTTAATAACAATAGTATCTCCAGGATATAGATACTCTCTATCCGATAAATAAGGATTATTTGCTAATAATTGAATTAAAGAGACATCAAACTTGTCAGCTATATTTAATAATGTATCACCCTCTTGAATGGTGTAAGTAATATCTGGTTTTACAATAACAAGCGATTGTCCGATTGCCAATTCATCAACGTTATTAAGTTCATTATCGTACATAAGTTTATCAGTAGAGATTTCGTAAAATTGAGCTATTGATTGAATTGTATCTCCCGATTTAACAATGTGTATTATCATGTTAAGCCTCATGAATAAATTTATTTTTATATTATATGAAAAAAGTATATAATAATGCCTAAATTGATGGAAGTAAAGTAAAAGAAAGAAACCAATAACGAGCCTGTTAAGGCTTATTTTTATGCAAAAAAGCAGAAAGGAAAATACATGGAAAAATTGCAATTAAACAATGGTGATCTAATTGAAATCCAAAATGGAGCAACGCCCAATTCTGTAAAGGTTGAAGTCCCAAGTCAAGAAGCTTTCCTGGAGCAGTACATCAAGTTTAAAGATGATAACTTAAGCAAGATTACGTTTCTAAGTGAAACAGGTATTGAAATGTCTATCTATAACAATAAGACTTTGGATAAGGCTGAATTACAGAGCGTAGCGGATGAAGAAACAGTGGAAAGCAAGTTGATTGCTACATTTACATTAAAGGATATTGATACTACTAAGCAGAAGCTTAAAGAACTACAAGAAACAATAGACACACTCGTATTAAATACGTTAGGAATAGAACTAACAAGCGAATCAGAACAGAAAGACTAACTATTAAAAGTCAAGTCTAAAATGATATTTTTTTGAATGAATTGCGGATATGCATTTCATATATTTGAACATTGAAAACTGCATGACAAATAGAGCATCTTAACAGGTGCTCAATAAGGAGACATTTTTATTAAAAACTTAAGCTGCTTTGATGTAGGATTGTCCGGATTTTTCTAACCGGTAAATTACTCTGACGAGTTTTTTAGCAGCATGTGATATTGCAACATAATAATGCTTACCTTCAGAGCGTTTTTTGGCAAGGTAAGCTGAAAAGGTTGGATCCCAATGACACACAAATATAGTTGCGTTAAATAGAGCGTATCGTAGATATTTGGAACCCCGTTTTTCCATGCGTGCATAGGAAGAATCTAGTTGACCGGATTGATAAGTAGATGGTGATAAACCTGCATAAGCGAGTATCTTATCAGGAGAATCAAAATAAGAAAAATCACCGATTTCAGCAATAATCATGGAACCCATACGGTAGTTGATACCTGGAATGCTTAGAATTGGTGAATTGATATTGTCCATGATAGATTTGATTTGGGATTCAATTTCATTGATTTCAGAATTTAGTTCCTTAATCAGTCTGATGGTATGCTTTAGTTCCAGAGATTTGGCAGGCATATGAGAACCAATGGATGTCCTTGCTGCTTCTCTGAAAAGATTAGCAGTATCTTTTCCATAGTGACCTTTAGAAGAAACAGAAAGTAGATTTGTCAGCCTAGTCAAATGAGCTGATGAAATATCAGATGCACTTGGAAACTCAGATAATAAAGCATAAACAGATGCCATATGGAGTGTTGGCACATGTTTCTCCAGTTCTGGAAAAAGAATTGTAACAAGACGGGAAATGGAGGTTTTTAACTTGGCACGTTCCTTAACTTTATCAAAACGATAGCGAGTTAGTGACTTCAATTCTTCATTATGGTAAGATGTGTCTGAGTAGGACTTTAAGTTCACATCAGACATAAGCATTGTAGCAATCGTATGGGCATCAACTTTATCCGTTTTCGTCTTTCTAAGGCTTAGACTTTTTCTGTAAAGGTTGGTATGTAACGGGTTGATAACAAAGGTGGTCAGACCTTTATCAAGAAGATATCCCAAGATGTTATAACTGTAGTGTCCTGTGGCTTCAAGTCCTACTTTTACTTCGGTTAAATCATCTGTAACGGATATGATTTTCTGATAGAGTTCATCAAAACCATCTCGGTTGTTTGGAAAGGTAAATGCTTTAAAGAGCACTTCACCATCTGAGTTAGTGATAAAGCAATCATGCTTATCCTTTGCAATATCAATTCCTGCGTATATCATAGCAATTCTCCTTTGAAATGTATTTGATACTGTTTGGAACCACGGATACTCCTTGCGATTGTATTCTCGTTCTAAATAAACCGTCATGCGGTATCTAACTGATTAACAAATATACAAAGAGATTGTGGTTGGAGTCTTTCTGTAACCATCAAGTGGTAGAAGGTGAGCACCAATCCACAGTATCTCCATTAGTATAGCATACAGTCCTTGGAGAGGGACTATAAACACTACTACTATATAATACGAGAAGGTGAAGCAGATGAAACAGACGTTGACGAGACTTTATAAGGCGAATGGAGTAATTGTCCTTGTTAAAGCCCTAGAACTTGGATGGATTTCTGAAACAGAGAAACAGCAGATTATTGAAAATAATTAGGCCTGCAAGGCAGAAAAGAGGAAAAATGGATTCAACAATTATAGTTGCGCTAGTATCCTTGCTAGGAACTATTGTAGGCAGTGGTTTCGGGGTAATAGCATCAAGTAAATTAACGAATTATAGAATCGAACAACTGGAAAAGAAAGTAGATAAGCACAACACAGTTATTGAGCGTACATACGCACTTGAAAAAGCAACAACAGTAACCAATGAACAAATCAAAGTAATAAATCACAGAATAAGTGATTTAGAAGGAGCGAGGTAAACTATGAAAGATTTAACTTTTTTACTACAGAACATTGACACTATTATTTTAGGAATTTGCTTATGCGTTGGGTTTGCTTTAAAGCAAGCATTTACGTGGTTTAACAACAAGTATATACCAATCACAATGTTATGCATGGGCACTATTATTGCAATAGTAACAAACTTAGGTAATGTAAATGCAGCGGTGATTTTGGGGGGAATGATAAGTGGTCTAGCTTCGACTGGATTATATGAAATGCTAAGAAATCTTATTAATATAGATGGGAAATCAGATACAGAGGGTGAGTAAAATCACTCTCTTTTTTAAAAAGAAAAGAGGAAAGCATATGAGGAAAACAAGTAGTGTCGGAATAGAACTGATAAAGCGATTTGAAGGGTGTAGACTTGCAGCTTATTTATGCCCAGCAAAAAAATGGACGATTGGCTATGGCCATACAGGATATGTAAAGTTTTTTAAGAAAAATGTTTGCGCTGGCATGACAATTACAATGGAACAAGCGTTAGAATTACTACAAGATGACTTAGCAAGGAGTGAAGCTAATGTTAATAGCTTTTATAAAAGATATACATGGAATCAAAATGAGTTTGATGCCCTAGTAAGCTTTGCACATAATCTAGGTAGTATAAATCAACTTACTGCAAATGGTCTACGTTCAAGAAGTGTGATTGCTGAAAAGATGCTTCTATATATTAACAAAGGTACTTCTTTTGAAGAAGGACTAAAAGTTAGAAGAAAAGCAGAGCAAGCACTATTCTTAAAAGGTGTAGTAGACCAAGAAATTTTATCTCCATCCAGTGCTGGATTATCCGCAAGGGAAATAAAAGCGAACATCATACTTGTACAAAAATGGCTTAACCAGGAATATGGAGAGTATTTTAAGAAGTGCAAGCTTACTGGATACAAACTTTTAGTAGAAGATGGTCTAAGGGGCAATAAGACCAGAGCAGCCTTAACTATTGTTTTACAGGTTCATTTGAATAGCTTAGGGGCAAATCTAACAGTAGACGGAGAATATGGGACTAAGACAAATGATGCAGTTAAGAAATATCTAATAGTCAAGGAAGGGACGAAGGATGTGTCTGCTAAGATTGTACAAGCTATTTTGTATTTGTACGGTTATAATCCTCAAGCGTTTAGAGAAGAATTTACAGAAGATTCAGCAACGGCACTAGGACAGTGCCAGAGGGATAATAATTTGAATCAAGATAAAATTGCAGGAGTTGTATTTTTTAGTACATTTTTAAAACAAAGATAAATGAAAAATGTAGAAATATGAGGAAAAACTTGTAAAATTTTTCTATATAATCTATAATAAATTACATCTAGCTTAAATATTGAATTTTTAGGTATGTAAAAGGAAGAATAATTTTTTATAGATTGAGATTAAAGCGTTTTAATTCAATCAGCAAGGAGTAAATTGGGATTTATTCCAATTGTTTTTATTTTTTATAGCTACTTGATAGCAGACAGGAATTTGTATGTTTCTCGAAAGATTTACACTTGAGATAAGCAGGAGGTATGTATAAATAGTGAAATAATCATGGTTATTTCATTTTGTTATTGAGGCTGGAAATAAAAACAAAAGGAGAAAATAT